CCATTCACTAAATTCAGATTGAATTGCATATGCATTATCAATATTCTTCTCACTCAAATAATGAATACGGTCAATTGCCCAATCATGAGAATCGCGTAGAGTTTGTTCCAAAGTTACCATAATCCTTTCGCAAGTAGCGTCCTAGAATATTGCTATTATAGTACGCTGGCGAACCATCGTCAAGTGATTCTCTCAACACATTATTTAGAAAAAGTTGTCTTGTTTCTTCATAATTACAATCACCTTTTGTTTTATGAAGACTTATAATTTCTCTATTGAAAAACTCTTTGCCGTACTTTTTAATATCTTCTTTCAACTCAGGACAAGAACCATAATATTTTTTCCAATCTGATTCTTGTTTTACTTTTCTCTTTTTCCCTGGAGGAGTTCTAAAAGACCAAAAATACTTCCTTCCAAGATATTTCTTATTAGTTTTACTAGAAGATATAAGGTATACAAAACCAAAGTAGTCCTGAATATCATCAGACTCAAAAGTCTGTCCATGATATTTCCAAGGATTCTCATAGCTCATAAAGTAATCTTAAAGAGCTATTATTTATCTTCAACGGAGACAAACCTAGTCTAGCAATAAAATAGGGGTCTTGTCAAGACCCCCAATCTTATAGTATAATTTGACTATTGATGAACTTATCTATTCGACTCAGTAACATAATACTCAACGATATCATCCCACGTATATTCAGAAAGATCATAACCTTCTTCTAAAAGATCATTTACCCATTCAGAAACTTCTTCTGCAAGAACATAATCATTATATTCTTCAATAATTCTACAAACAGCCGATTCATCCATTTCTAACATGACATAATGTGCCTCTTCAATTGTATCTACATGTCCACGACCAATCAAATATTCAAGAATAACATCATATGGTTCATATGACTCTTTAGTTGTTGAAGGTGAAGTAGTTACCTTATTTTTTTTCATTCTATCCTCAAATTCTTTTTTAGCATTCTCTACTGATTTAGTATCAATTGTTGCACCACTAGGACCTTGTGTTGGAGTCTGATCCTTTTTCTCATAGGAACTTGGTTTTACTCTTGTCTGAGAAATTTCCTCATATCCAGATTGCCCTGGTTCTACCTTTGCGGCAAGTTTTGGATTAAGTCTTGCCCATTGTTGCATTTTAGTTTCACCAGGTTTTGCTACGTCCTGTGATTTTGGTTTTACTGCTGGAGTTGAAGAAGGTTTAGATGAAGAACCTGATGATGTAGATGTGGGAGTTGCAGAAGATGGTGTTGGTTTTGCAGCACCTTTAGTTGCTGCAGCATATCTCTTTTTAGATTCTGGAGACCATGACATGGTTCTAAACTCACCATCCTTAATTCTTCCTTCTTTTCCACCAAGTTTAGCAAGAGCACTTCCTTTTAAGAAATCATCTTTTGTACTAGATGGAGTTTGCTTTGAACTACCAGTTATTTTTTCAGAACCTGAACCAGCACCAGCAAGTTTAGCACCCATATATCCACCAGCAGCACCCAATCCTAAAATACCAAGACCTTTACCAGCAGTTTTGAGAATTGGTTTTGCCTTTGTTGCGATATCTTTTGCCTTTAATACTGCTTTACCAACTTTTCCTATTACTGGTGCGCTAACTGCAAATCTTGTTTGTTGAGAGATATTCCCTTTTTTTATAGCATCTTTAAATGTACCAGAAATAGAATCTGGCATATTTGTATCCTTCGCAAGTTTAGAAAGTCTTGATGTTGCTAATCTCTCAACTGCAGCAGTAGTTCTTTGAGGATTTTTACTTGTCATTATTTTTTTAGCAACTGCTGATCTTGCAGGTTTTGTAGCAATTCTTGCTGCAAGACCAATAGCACCTTTAGCAACTTTTCCAATTACTGAACCTAATCCTTCATCAATACAGTAATCAAAAATTTCTAACTGCTCTTGAATATATTCTTCAGAAATTGTGCTTTCAGAAAGAATATTTTCATCAAAAATTAAATATTTTTCTAAAATATCTTGAGTTGATGAATCTGCTAAAAATCCAATTACAGCACTTGCACTATAACCTTCATAAATCATTGATGTGGAAATAGTAGCAAGAATATCTTCTACCAAATATGACATTTCAGCATCATAATGATCAGAATTTTCATTTAGAAAATCCTGATCTTGAATATTCATTTCTTCATACAAATATCCAACACTATGAATAAAATCTGGCGAAATACTTGACATGGTTATAGTTAATACCTTTATTTAAAGGTATTTATAAAAATCACTTGCCAGGTAATGCCTTTACGCCAAGTGCTTTATTGCGAGCAGCATCTGATTGTCTTGCCTTTGTGAGTGCTTGCTGTGCTTTCATAGTATCGTGTTTTTTATATGCACCAGCAAATAAAGATCTTCCAATTCTTTCTAATGGGTTAGAAGATGTTTTAGCAAGAGATTGGGCACTTGGACCAGCCTTGTAAACAGCTTTACCACCCTTATAAGCAAGGTGTCCTGCAGTTGATTGTCCACCACGTTGCACAACACCTGTTTTCGCAAGTTGAACAGTTTTTCTTTGTGATCCTGTTCCAGTCGTCATGGTATTCTTTTTGGTATCAAACGTAGTTTTTCCACCAATACCTTTAATTGCAGTTCCTGCTTGACGCTGACGATTTGCAGTTGCCATTGCTTTTCTCTCTTTAGCATTAGCACCAGCAGCAACATCAAATGCCTTAGATGCTGCCATAGAACCACCAGTTGCTCCAGCAATAGATCCAACAGGACCACCCACTGAACCAACAGCACCGCCTAAGGCACCTCCAGCAGCGACTGCAGCACCCTTAGCAATTGATCTAACCCATCCAGATCCTTTTGATCTTTCATCAGCAACATCAAGTGCAGCAGCTGCAGGTCCAAGTACTTTACCTCCAATTCTAAGTGCTTTTTTAGCACCTGCAGGAATTTTAAATTTTGATCCAGAAGGTGGTTTTCCTCCTGAAGGTGTTACCTCTGGTTTTGGAGCACTAGTTTGTCCTGCAGCAGGAAGTGCTTTTTGTCTTGCAGATGAGAATGATTTTGAAGCACTAGTTTGTCCTGCAGCAGGAAGTGCTTTTTGTCCTGTTGAAGTGGAACTTTTTACTGGTGTTGGATAAATTCTTTCTGGATTTGATGGTGTTCCTACTGGTGCAGATGGTGTAGATGTAGGTCTTTTTGCTAATGCATCACCTCTTTGAGTTTGTCCTGTAGCGGGCAATGCTGGTCTAGGACTTGTTCCACCTGCAGGGGCAAGTATTTTTCCTGGAAGAGTGCTGGATGGACCTGTTTTAGGTATTCCAAGTTGTTGTTGTGGTTTTTTAGGAAATTGCTTCCAAGGATCAGCAGCTGCTCCTCTTACTTTAGATCCAGGTACTTTAGTTGTTTTTGCTTGTGGTTTAAATTGCTTTGAAGGATCAGCAGCAGCACCAGATGGTTTTCTTTTTGCCTTTCTTTCTGCAGCAGCTGCTTCTTTCTTATTAATTTCATCCCATACTGCTTGTTCTCTAGGAGATCTTTCTCTACTTGCAGGTTCTTCACTCAAATATGACTCTTGTAAAAACTGACTAAAAGACTTCATTGCTATCTACTACTTTTTTTTAAATTATTTATAAAAAAAAAGAGGGTCATGACAACCCCCCTCTAAGCATTTAATTAAATTATTATTCTGTAGTGTTTTTTACACATTCGTCAAGAATACTCTGTCTCCACTCTTCACTCATATTTGCCATGATTTGAAGTGCTGTCTCTTCAGTATCAGCATAACCCTCATCAATGAGATGTCCCATCACAATGTCAAATGGATCAAAACTTTGAGTAAGTCCTTGACGTTGTTGTGATCTTTGTCTCATTGCACGAAGTTCTGCTGCCTGTTGTGCAAGAGAAGGTCTTTGTGCTGCGGCAGTTTGATATCCCTGAACTGGACTTCCAGTTGATTGTGGAATTGTTGTAGTTGTTCCTGTTCTAGGTGCTGCAGCAATTGCACCAGGTCTCATTGAATAAGATTGTGCAACTGAAGGTTGAGTTGATGGTACTCCTTTTGGTGCCCCTGCAACTGGTCTTGCTGGCGCAGTAGAGGGTCTTGCAGGAGCAACAGCAGTAGGTCTAGCAACAGGTCTTGCAGGAGCAGTAGGGGTAGTAGCGGGAATATTAGAAACTCTACCTGCAACTCTTTCACCTGCGGCCGGTGCGCTTAATGCAGTACTCCTATAATTTGCGGGAAGACTTCCAATTTGAGGTCTTGATACTACTGTTCCTCTTCCAGTTTGCTGTGGAACGCCAGCATTCATTGGGCGAGCAAATCTTGACTGATAGGGAGCATTAGAAATAGGTGCTGTTCTCTGCCCCGTGGTTGCTCTTTGTCCCATTTCAGTTAGATAATTCTCATACATATCTTCCCATGTATACTCACTTAGGTCATGACCTTCTTCTACAAGTGAATTTACCCAGTTTTCAAAATCCTCTTGAATTTGCTCCTCAGTAAGTTCTACTTCATTTTCTTGCTGAGCATAAACTGCATTATATGCTTCTTTTAATTCTAAAGCACCAGTACCAGTAAGTCTATCCATTTGTTTTTTTCTTTTTATAATTTTATTTATAAAAAAAGAGGGTCCGAAGACCCTCATTTAACATCATTTGAATTATTACCTAACCATTCTTTAGAATAATCATAATCTCCAAAGAGGAAATCATCATATTCTGCTGCTTCTTTATAAGCATTCAGAATTTCTTGCTCACACCAATCATCATAATTGGAATCCTGAGAAAGTATCTTTGGTAACATCTTGCTTGATTCCTCCAACGATATAGGATTCAACTTCTGTTTCTTGTGGGGCAACTTGAAGACCCTTAGAAGAAATCCAATGCTCAGTCCAAGGAAGTGGATTGTTTTTTGCTGGAATGTCATACAGTGGTTTGAGTCCAATTGCTTTCATTCTACGGTTGGCAATCCATTCGACATACTGCTGTAACAGTTTGTCATTAAGACCAATCATGGAACCATCTTTGAATAGGTATTCTGCCCAAAGTTTTTCCTGATTTACAGCGTTTTCAAAAGTTCTATAAACCCACTGTTCTTCTTCTTTGGCAATCTTTGCCATCTCTGGATCATCACCCTCTTTCCATTTGTTTAGAATATTTTGAGTAATGACTAAGTGCTGATTTTCATCTCTTGCGATTAGAGAGATGATTTTTGCACTTCCTTCCATAAGTTTGAGTTCGCCAAATGCAAAACTGCAAGCGAAACTGACATAAAAGCGAATACCTTCAAGAATA